ATGTGTTAATTGTATTTGTGCTGGTTCGTATTCTAATTGTTTACTATAAACATTTGGCGACAAAGTTTGTAATGTATTATTAGTATCATAATATTTTACATGATTAACAGCACTAACTTTACTTTTAAATAAAGTTTCTATTTCTTTAAAACTACTAGCAAATTGTTTAAGAGTTGTGTTTATAAAAAATCTATTTGTGTACTCTTCGCTTAATTGAGTTGCAGCTTTAATAATAGATGTAATATATGTATCATCAGCACTTGTGTCAACTTTTAAATGACTTTTAGCCTCTGTTAAACTTACTGGAAATGTACTTGCCGCTGTATCAACTTGATATGTTTTCATATTATTTTTTATAAAAAAAGGAGTGATGGTAAGTCCACCACCCCTTTTTAAAATTAAGTATTAATACTAAGCCTCTATGTTGCTTATAAAAGTATCTGATTGAACAGCTCCAGCATCAACAAGAGATGTTAATACATATCTTGGCTCACCAGTTCCAGCACCAGTATATACATCATAAATTACATCTAAACCACCAAACTGAGCAATGTGTACTTTAGAGAAATCTCCAAATAAAGCCGCAGTTTTTGCAGCTGAGACAGTTGTACTAAAGTTTAAGTTAGATGTTATAAATGAAAAATATCCATTTAACATTTTATCTCTATTATCATATAAAACTGATACATTTGATACTTGATCTAACACTTTAACGTCTGCATAAGCAGCTGGATTCATTATATAAGCCATTCTAGCTCCTTCTACACTAACGTTAGCAGCTAATGCATCAGTTTCCATTTTTAAAACATTTGCAGATGAAATAACAGATGTTGCCGCTGACGTAGCATCTTTAAGTAAAGACGTTGGAGCATTTGTTATATCATCATTAGCTAAAAATGCTTTTTCCATAGTTGCAGCAACTGATTGAGCCATGTTTCTCCTTAAAGCAGCTTCTAAAGATGCATTTTGAGTTATAGCTTCAGCCGATACATTTACAATAGAAATAAGTTTCTTTGGGCTTAAAGTTACAGATGTTGCAGTTCCAGTTACTGGATTAACTTGCGTTCCACCACTTTCTGGTAAAAAAGTTGAAGCAATAGAACTAAATACTGGAAATTTCATATTGTTAACTCCAGAATAAAAATTAGCCCCAGCTTTAGCCAATACTAAGTTAGCCTCTAATTGATCAGTCCATGCCATAACTTGAGTAGCATTTCCAGCTCCAGTTTCCACCGCAGCTCTTGTTAAAATACTTGCTGGAATACCGATTCCTTTATAAGATTGACCAGTATATCTAGATTCACTTCTAGCTTCTTGGTCCATTTCTTTTACTAATCCTTCAATTCTACCAGTTGCAGCTTGTTTTAAAGCATCTTGAAAAGAGTAATCTCTTACTTCTTTTTCTACTTTTGTACTTGTAACTCCAGAAACAACCGCTGCGTTACGTTTAATAGTTTCCATTTTTTCAGCTCTTTCAATCTTAGAATCAAGATTATCAACTTCAGTTAATAATCCATCAACTTGGCTGTTCTCGTCAGAGGTTAAGTCTCTTTCCTCAGTTGTAGCAACATCTTTAATGTTTTCCAACTGAGAAATAATATCTGACCTTTCCTCTTTTAAAATAATTGATGTTTTCATTTTTTAATTTTTAAATTTATTTTCTCTTTTTTAATTCAATATTTAATGAGATAAGAGAATTTCTCACTAAATTGTTTTCGTTTTCTTCTATAATTTCTTCTTTAGTTTCGTCAACTAAACTATCTTGATATTCTTTTAATCCTCTTTTAGCCACAACTAAATCACTTTCAGCCATGTTATATGCTGGGTATGTTACTGGGCTTACATCATATAGCCTATCTATTTTTTTTATTGTTCTAATGTTGTTGCCTTCGTCATCAGTTGACCAGTCATCTTCAGCAACTGTAAATGCAAATGAGCTTTGTGTTATATCGCCACGTTTCATTGATATTGCTAAATCTTTACCATAAGACGTTTCTGGCATTTCAAATTCATATTTTAAGCCTCTTTGATCAGCTGTTAGGTTTAAAGTTCCAGATGTGTTTCTAGCAAGTATTAAATTTGGGTCATGATTGATTAAAGCTCTAACATCAGAATTGTTTATTAGTTCTTCATTAAAAGCTCCTCTTTCTATAAATTCATAAAAGCCACCAAGATTATTAGACCTTGAATCATAAACACTAGCATGACCAACAACTAAATCTTTGCCATCCTCAGTTGAATCAACTCTTGTTTCTATATTAAATATTCTTTTTTCCATTTGATTATAATTTTTTAAATTTCTTTCATCTTTTTCTTCCTCTGCAATTATTTCATTTCTTTTTCTTTCACTAAATTTTAATGCTGGGTCACCTCCCCATAATGCCCATGCTATCCTTCCAGCACTTGGAAATCCATTTTCATCTGGGCTAAATCCTTTACCTTGTTTATCAACTTCATGCCTTTGTAAATAGCTATACATTCTAGTTACTCTATCGGCAGTTAAAGTGTTACTAATAATCATGTTAGCAGTTTTTAAACCAACATCAGTTCCACCTCTTCCATACTCTTCACGCCATTCTTTACCTTTTTTTGCCTCATCAATCATGCCTTGCGTTGGTGTAAAATCAATATCACTTATTGCTCTATAATCACTATTAGCGTCATCAGATTCTTTTTTAGAATCATAAATGCATGAGCCATTTTCACCCCATTTCCATTTGCCATTGTCGCATAGAATGCTAGGCATCCTCTCCCACTTTGTCTATTGTAGTCATATTCATTTGCATAAAATGTTTATCACCACCATCAATAGAGTTCATATTTTCTTTTTGTCTAACTTCATTAATTGACATATAACCATTTGTTATAGCTGTTTTATATGCCTCAGTTCTTGATTTTACATCACCTCTTAACAATCCATTTACATTAAACTCAACAAATGTTTTTCCTAATTGATTTGTTCTAAATAATTTTAAATTCATCTCTTGCTCTATTCTTGTTAAGTAAGGCATCAAAGTATAAGTAACAAATTCTTGAGATTGCATTTCAATATTATTAAAACTTGATTTGCTTAAATCTTTTAACATATGTGGAGGAACATTAAAAATTCTTGCCACCTCTTCAATACTAAATTGTCTTGAACTTAAAAACTGTGCTTGTTCTGGGCTGATTGAGATAGGCTTAAATGTTAAACCTTCTTCTAATACAATAGTTGAATTACTATTTTTTAATTTTGCATAGTTACTGTTAAAGCTAGTTTTTAATCTTTGTAAAGCTGTATCACTTAAAGCTCTATCAGTTTGTAAAATAGAACTTGGCTTTGCTCCATTAGAAAAGAATGTTGAGCCAAACTCTTCTAAACTAACACCCCAGTTTAATGCCTTTGCACATTGATCTATTGGGCTTAATCCAGTAACACCATCATCAGTTATTGTTTTAAAATGCAAAATATCAGATGAATCTAAAACAGCTCCACCATCTATTTGGTAAAAAAGCTCATTGTTATTTACAACAACTGTAACATTACTTGGGTCTAAACATATTAATTGAACTGGAGTTCCAGAATTATTCCTTACTATTTGCACATAACTATTTCCCTCAGTACAAATACTGAGCATAATAAACTCAAAGAAAGTTATTTTATTTTGATAATAGTTTGGTTTAAATTTTACAAGATTATAAATTGGGCTTTTAGTATCTTCCAACTTATCACCATTTGTTTGTTTTGTGTAAACAGAAATAGGTAGTGATGAAACTGATTCAGCAAGTAATCTAATTGCACACCAAACCGCAGTAAGCGTTAGAGCTTTGTCAGTATCAAAAACATTTGCATCTGGAAAAATAGAATTTAGAGATAAATCTCTTTTTTGTGTTTTAGCTGGGATGAATACGTTAGTTATTCTCTCTAGTAAAGTCAATGTGAAATAATTATTTTCACAATAATACAATACAATTTTTTTTTAAAAAAACAAACTAACTATTATTTTTTAACATTTTTATAATACTAAAATATCTCTTTCATCATATACACTATCGCCACTTTCAGTTGTAAGGTGACAGCCTATGCTCATAACTAAAGCAACTACTGGGTCAACTTTCTCTTTTGATTTATTTTTTGCAACTTTAATGTTACCAGCTGGGTCTTCTTGCAAAGCTACATTACTCATGCACCAATTCATGCAAGGATTATTATTATGTATAATATTTTTAGCAAGTATTTCAGCTTCAAGGGTTTTTGTCGGCATACTCATGCTAACAAAACCTTGACCAAATGGGTCTAAGGTAGCACCATCATTTTGTAAATCTACAATTAATTGTGAAGCACCCCATCTGTCATAACATATGGATTGTATTCTATATTTTTTTGACAGCTCATTTATCTTTGCTCTTATAAAACTATAATCAGCAACATCACCACTTGTCCCATAAACATGACCATCTCTAAGCCATGCAACATAATCTACACCATCTCTTTCGCTTCTTTTCTTTGCATTTTCTTCTGGAATAAATATGTAAGGAATAAAAACAAACTTGCCATCTATATTAAATAATAAAACAAATGCAGTTAAATCTCTTGTTGATGCTAAGTCAAGTCCACCCCAACATTCTTTTCCTTCCAATATTGAGTAATCAAAATCTTGATAACAAGCTTTCCATTCACCAGATGTTAACCATGCCGAATGAGAGTCAGTCCATTGATTGAGCATTAAACGTCTAAAGGTGTTTTGATATGAGGGTACGTCAATTGCTCTTTGACTTTCCCTTTGCATATATTCTTTTTTTAAACTAATCCCATAATTTGGATTTGCTTTTTTCCATGTTGATTCCAAAGTTATATCGTCATCATCATTATCTGATTCATATATTACAGCATAGAAAGAACTATCAGAAATTGTATTGTCTAACACCTTCTTTGCATAACTATAAATCTCATAACATATAGATTGCTTATCATAACCAGCTGTTGTAATTGCAATTGTCAATGGCTGACGTCTTGATCCAGTTGATGTTGTTAGTGTGTCCCATAAATCTCTATTTGGCTGAGTATGCAATTCATCAAAGATTATGCAGTTAGCATTAAAGCCATGTTTTGTTTTAGAATCTGAACTTATTGCTTGATAATAATTTCCTTTGGATTCATTAACAATAGAGTTTCTATATGCTTTGCCTCTTTGAGAAAGTTCTTCGTTTTGTTGTAACATACCTTTTGCTATTTCAAAAACAATACCAGCTTGACTTCTATCACCAGCGGCACTATAAACTTCACTCCCTCTTTCTTCGTCTGCAAATAACATATACAATCCAATGGCTGCACATAGAGTTGATTTACCATTCTTTCTTGGCACTTCAATAAATACAGTTCTATATTTTCTTAGATTTGTTTTTTTATTTTTCCAGCCAAATATGTCACCAACAATTTTACTTTGCCATTTCTCTAATTTCAAAGGCTGACCAGTTAGCTCACCTTTTGTATGAGTTACAAAAGTTTGAATAAAACCTATTGCTTTTTCTGCGGCTTTTTTATCAAAGTAATATTTACTCAAAGTAATTATTTATTTGTGTATTGTTATTTGTTACAGGAGCTGATATGTTGGCTCTAGCAACTGGAGTAATCCCAAAGTTTGCCGCAAGTTTTAAAGCATTATTTAAAGCATCATTTTTCATTTTTACAAATGGCTTGGCTTGAGTTCTAACAATATCACCATTAGTATTTTTAAAAGTATCAACTCTTCCTGATTTTTTTAATTCAGTTTCACATTCAATATAAGTTGCCATCTCATTACAGTAAGCTAAAATTAAACTTAAGTCAACATGATGTAACATTTTTAAATTAAATAATTGACTTGTAATTTTATACCATTCAACAACTCCAATTTCAGATAGTAATTCTGGTGGCTCTGGCAATTGTAAAACAAGATCAGCGGTCATTTCATTAACTACTAACCTATCAGCTCTTGCTGTTCCTTGCATTTCTTTTAATACAGTAGGTGTTTTTTTTCTTCCTCTAGCCATTATTTTTTAGTAAGTGTTGGCTCAGTTCTAATTAAATAAGGCACACCAAATTCTTTTTGGACCTCTACCATGTAATCACCACATCTATCACACTCACTATTTTTTGTTACAACTTTTGATTCAACAATTTGCAAAATTGCTTTCTCTAATTTTTTTTCTGTTTTGCATTTTTTACAATGAAATATAAACATAGTTTTTTGGTTTTAGTTTGAACTTAAACTGTTATCAATACCTAAATATCTAATTATGACAACGATATCGTTATGTGTCATCACCGTCTT